ATGCGTCGGCTAAATCGTAAGTACCATGCGATACTTCTGCGTTAAATACTTTGTTTACATAATTGTAGGTACGAGAAAAGACATCCCATTGTGTACCATTTGCGGTAATATAAAACGCATGGAAACGGTCTGATGGTCCGTTAATTATCCCACCCATCATATAATTTTGATTGGTACTTGCAGGAAGTTCTAGGTCATTGTGGGAGTTGTGAGCACCACCCACTGATGGGGTGTGAACACGCGCCAACACAGACATATAATTTGTTCCACCAGATTTAACCGATACGTTAATCATATGTCCGTATTCTTCAATACCAGGTGGACCATGACGGTTTTCTGCTGCGAACGCTAAACGTCCATTATTAAAAGGTACGTATGAAGTTGGATTGTGTGCGTGGTAATTGTAGTAGGTCCACGTAGATGACGCGGTGGCCTGATATAACCGGTCCCAATAATAAAAATCGTCAATCGTTTGAGTGGTAGTACCATATTGTCCTAAATGTGCGAAGAACAATGCGTCATCTTCTGCTGTTCCAGTAATATCATTAATACCACGCCCGATGTGAATGATATTACTACCATGATAATTGACCCAAGTATTAGACCCACTCAAACTTTCAGATACAAGTTGAACAGTTCCTAGTAGTTCGTGAAATCCATCTGTTCTGGAAGCGGACAGTGCCGTACCCCAAAGATATCCTTTGACCAATCCTTTTCCATCAGTAACTAAATTTGTTGCAGAACTTGCAGAATAAATAACGTAATATCCTGCGTCCATACCTCGTCCAGCTGGGTGTGGGAGATACCATCTACTATTATTTAAATCTACACTTCTCGTAAGATTAGTTATTGGCATTTAATACTTCCCCTTCGTGATTCGCCCACGTATGTGAAGGATTGACTGTTATCCATTCTTCTGCTGTTTTATTGGTAAATTCTTCACCGCAATCCAAGTCTACGATATGAAATACTTTCTGTGACACACTATTACAATTGGTGATAATTTGTGTGAATTCATCAAATGACGGAAGTACGTCTTCGGTGACGATACAATCAAATGTGGTATGTCCCGTTGCTTGTTGTATTTCGGTGGTAAAATTAATTGATGCTATATCAATATTGTGAATTGGAAACTGTATTTTTTCTGGGTTTTTGGGGTCGTTGGTTAACAGTTGAATATATGATGAATTGTCAAATCCATACACCACCATACCCAATTTTTGCAATGATTCCATTAAAAATCCTAACGCGCATCCTGCAACTAACACTCGACTACCTGCGGCAAGATTAAAGTGTGTCACAATGTGTTGGGCACGTACATCAAACATTTTCATTGATGTAAAATATTGACGGCAATACGTTGCCATCTTTCCCGTACACACACAACTCTTGATGTGTTTGGCTTTACATCCTTTTTGTTTGTATACGTATTTTTCATATGAATTACGAAAACCGTCTACGTTCCAATTATAAATTTGTGCCATAATTAACCCGAGATAGGAATGCCAGGACGGAAGAGTAAATCTGTTGTATTTAACGCGAACCCAACATATAACACACGAACAGTTGACGATGGAGTTGGCGGGTTAGTGGTAAGTGCACCGAATTCACCGAGAAAATAAGATGACCCTGCTGCTAACCCACCAATACCAGGTACAACTCCTGATGCGTAATAGACATTACCTTGTTTAAATAACACAGAATTTAATTGTGATGACGTATCACTCCACGTAGTATCGGTTACAGTATTATTTCCACTAATACGAACAACTTTACCGTTACTTCCTCCAGTAAGCCCGTCTACTGTTAATGCGACATCTGTTATTTGATTGGTTGATTTTACGAACGACATATTATACTCCTAATCGTGTTAATGCAAATGTAGTATCACTAGATTCTATTGTTCCTACCCCACCACTATTACTGACCAATACTTCTAAATAATCTGTTGCGGTAAATTGATATGTCTCATCTAATTCAGCGGTACCCGATGGTCCTAATGATGCGCTATCTAATGAAGTAGTACCATTTTTACGTACATTAATAGTATATGAAGCATCTGCACCATTTACTCCTGTTAGGAAAAATGCTTTAATTCTATAATATCCGGTTGTGGCTATAGTAAATCGTGTTGGGTTTGAAACTGACCAATATACACTTCCTGCTGCGTTCGCATTTATATTATACACAATATCGTCAGAAATCCATGTTATTGCGGTCGGGGTCGTAGTTGTAGATATATTATTAAATAAATCTACTTTAACTCCACTAAATTCAAATCCAGGAGTTACTGCACCACCAAATGTATACCCGACCAACTGTACTTCTAATGACGTTCCTAATGTCAGTGTACCTTGAGAATTAGCTTCATTGGCGAGTAGTTGAAGTGTATCTCCAACATTTAATAAAATTGTATCATCATATGTTCCTGCTTGATTTGGAGCCATGTCATCATTAAACAGTGCTAAATTATTACGATTTAATGTGACACTATATGAGTTTCCAGCTCCACCCGCACCAGTTTGGACTTGGAGATTTATTCTATAATATCCTGTTCGTGGGATAACAATCGTATTTGGCGTTGTGGTTACAAAATAGGTAGCAGTATCAAATTCTTCTGTATCAAAATTTATTGTAGCGTCAGTTGGTGTAAGCGACACAGGAGACGTAATTAACACCTTAACACCAGAAAATTGTTTACTACTTGATGATGAGGAAATGTTCCATTTGACACCATCGTATTCCCATACTTTGCCGTTACTGTCTGTATATTGTTGTCCGTTGGTTGGATTTATTGGAAAACTTAATGGCATATACTATCCTATTAATATGGTGTGGTAACCCACGTTGCGCCGTTATAATATTTTACTGGTTTCGTAACCCATTGACTACCATCCCACACTTTCATCGGTTTTGCCACCCATTGACTACCATTCCAGACTTTAATTTGACCCGTTGTTACTGCGGCAGATTGTAGTTGTGCTGCTGCCGGTGTTAGAGGTTGGTAGGTCCATGTTGTAGACATATTATGCTACTTGTCGTATTGACCAGTTAACGGTAATCGTCCCTGCTAGTGCATCCAAAGTCACATCCCATCCGTGTAACAAAATTAATGACGGACTGACCCACAAATCTGCCTGTGCCCCAGATAAAATAGACTCATAAATTACCCGTTGTGTATCACCAGAACGACATTTTTCATAAATACGAATTTGTAATTGGTCACCGGCGACCATATCCGATACATCTAAAAAGACTTGATATACTCCGTCAGTCGTGATTGCCGACCCCGCGGAATAGTTTGCGTTATTTGGTGCGGAAAATTCTGTTGCACCTATTGCCGATGTTCCACTATATGCTTCTGTTATTGCCATAATTCTTAACCTCCGCAGCCCATGGCTACGACTTGAAATGACCCTGCGTTTTCGTTAGCACCCGCGTTCTGTACGCGGGCAAAGATAAATTTTCCTGCGGGTACGACTTTTTCTACCCCGAACATAAATGGTTGGTTTTCAAAAGTTTCTGATGCGGTCGTTCTTACATAAGCATCCGACATAATAACATCTTTTGGGTCACCTACGGTACTGGTGTCACCAACTGCTAAATCCACGTGGTAGTTTGTTGCGGTCATTGTCGTATCACTATGTTGACATGCTATTTGCCACCACCATAATCGGTTGGTTGTTTGTCCTAGAGATGTCCATGCACCTTCGTTAGTAGTACCAGGTGTGACCGATACCCCTGTAACGGTACCCGTACCTAATGTTAATCCAATAGACTCCATAAACGATGCACGTTTGACCATTGTTGGATTAGTTGGTGTACTCATATATTTAATAGCGACACCAAAGGTGGTTGCTGCGGATGACCGACCTGCGACTGCGACCGCTGCTCCTGCTGGAATAAATACTGGAAAGAAGTAAGTAAGACCACCACCTGCATAGTTATTGGCTTGACTTGCGACAATTCCACTTATTAATGGTGTCCAGGTGGTTCCACCAGCATAATCCACACTCAATTCTAATGCTAATTGACGAAATGCACCCGCAGAAAATACGTTATTGACATTCATCCATATACCATAACAATCTTGGGTTAAATCGTTACCCACTTGTGATGGGGTACCATATGCTGCACCCGTTCCAGGTGTAATAGATGTACCAAAGTTTGCAGTCGTGCCTGGTCTGGTCGTACCATACGATAAGACCGAACTAAAGTCTTGTCCTGCTTGTGGAACATATAACATTAGACGATTTCCTCTAAACTACACACTTGATGTAAGTGTTCGTATTGGTCACTATCAATTTGTGTGGTGGTGACCATTGTATATAATAATCCATTCAAGGTCAAACTACTAACCACAATTTGTAGTCCTGCCATATGATTCATTATTGTATTAAAATGTTCATGTGGAAATGTATATGTGTACATAATTATCCTCTATTAGTTTGTATCTACCCACAAATCGTTTGTTACGGGACTGGTTGGTGCCGTGGTACCAACTGTGATTTTTAATCCCGTTGGATTGAAATTCGCAAATGACCCTGTATATCCTCCTGATGCAGATACTGCACCAGTGACAGTTAATAATGAACCATTAAATGTAAGATTTGGTTCACCATTTACTGTGTTGGCCGTTGCGATAGATGTTAATACGTAATTATCAATATTATTGTTTATCGTAATGCTTGCACCAGAAGTACCAGAGGTTCCTGTGATACCTGAAGTACCTGATGTTCCGGTTATACCCGATGTTCCTGAGGTTCCTGTGATACCTGAGGTTCCTGAGGTTCCTGAGGTTCCAGTTATACCCGATGTTCCTGAGGTTCCTGTTAATCCAGACGTACCAGAAGTTCCTGTTAATCCGGATGTTCCCGAGGTACCCGTGATACCTGAGGTTCCAGAAGTTCCTGTTATTCCTGATGTACCTGATGTTCCATTGGCACCAGAAGTACCCGAGGTTCCATTTACTCCTGACGTACCAGATGTACCGGTTAATCCTGAGGTACCTGACGTACCTGTTAATCCCGATGTACCAGAAGTTCCATTGACTCCAGATGTTCCAGAAGTACCCGATGTTCCATTTACTCCTGACGTACCTGAGGTTCCATTTATACCAGAAGTACCCGATGTTCCGTTAGCTCCTGAAGTTCCCGAAGTACCGTTGGCACCAGACGTTCCTGATGTTCCTGAGGTTCCGTTTGCTCCAGAACTACCAGATGTACCTCTGGTTCCTGATGTACCAGAAGTTCCATTAACTCCTGAAGTTCCTGATGTACCATTGGCACCAGATGTTCCTGACGTTCCAGAAGTTCCTGTTATTCCAGATGTGCCGGACGTACCATTTGCTCCAGAGGTTCCAGATGTACCAGTTAATCCAGAGGTACCAGAAGTTCCATTAACTCCTGAAGTTCCTGACGTTCCTGTTACTCCCGAAGTTCCTGAGGTTCCTGTTACTCCAGACGTACCAGAAGTACCAGTACCACCTCCGCCACCATTCATTGCGTATGATGCTGTTACTGCGTAACTTGCGGATACCGCGTTCGTTATACTTCCATTAAATAGACCAGTAAATGACCCTGTAAACGAACCCGTTACTGCTTGTTGTGCGTTCAGAAATCCACGAACAACTATACTAGATTCGGATGGTGGGGGAACAACAAATGTTAGATTTGTAGAAGATACAGTGTAATCATCTGTGGGGTTATTTAATAACCCATCTACAGAAACAAACAATGAACTAATATCATACGTTTGTACTATATTGTATACGGTAGTGGTACCGTCTGCTATGAAATTATATTCATTAATATTGAGCGCTTGTGATGGAGCGGATGTACCAGACGTACCCGAAGTTCCTGCTATACCGGATGTACCTGACGTACCATTTGCTCCAGAGGTTCCAGATGTACCCGTAGCACCAGAAGTTCCAGATGTACCTGTTGCGCCTGATGTACCAGAAGTACCATTCGCCCCCGATGAACCCGATGTACCCGAGGTTCCATTAGCACCAGATGTTCCTGAAGTTCCATTTGCTCCTGAAGTACCGGATGTGCCTGCTATCCCAGAGGTACCCGATGTTCCAGAGGTTCCAGTAGCACCAGATGTTCCAGATGTACCGGCCGCACCAGAACTACCTGATGTACCGTTCGCTCCAGAACTTCCTGACGTGCCATTAGCACCAGAAGTACCCGATGTACCTGTGATACCTGAAGTTCCTGACGTACCGTTTGCTCCTGAAGTACCAGAGGTACCTGAAGTACCGTTTGCACCAGATGTTCCTGATGTTCCTGATGCTCCCGAAGTACCTGAAGTACCCGATGCACCAGAGGTACCTGATGTACCAGAAACACCAGATGTTCCTGATGTTCCTGATGCTCCAGACGACCCAGATGTTCCTCTGGTTCCAGAGGTTCCTGAGGTTCCGTTTGCTCCCGATGAACCAGATGTCCCGTTTGCTCCAGAAGTACCCGAGGTTCCTGTTGCACCTGATGTACCTGATGTACCTGAGGTTCCTGTTGCTCCTGAAGTACCGGAAGTACCCGATACCCCCGAGGTACCTGATGTGCCAGAAACACCAGAAGTTCCAGATGTTCCATTAGCTCCTGATGTACCACTTGTACCAGCAGGGGTCAATGCGTACGATGCCGTTCCAAAAAATCCAACCCCATTGGAGATAGAACTGGTAAACGTACCTCTAAATGACCCCGTAGCAACACCATTAAGTGACCCAGTATATGAACCAGTAAATGGTGAAGTTAAACTATTAAATTGAGTACTACTAGAAATGGTACCATCAGGTAATCCAGATGGTCGTACATAAGACGCAGTTACTACGCTTGATGCGGATACTGCCCAACTACTGGTACCTATTAATGTACCATTTACTGTGGTGGCAGTTATTGTATTTGTAGTTAAATTATTTGAATGTATATCACCTTTGACACCAAGACCACCACTAATAATTAATGCCCCAGAACCAGTATTAGTTGCTGCAGTTGTATTAGCAATTATTATTTGATTGGTGGTAGTTGCCCCTAAATCGGTAACGTCTTGTAGGTCTTGTAGTACTGGACCAGGCGTATATGTGGGGTCTGACTGTAGTACCCATTGGGATACCGATGCACTTACATAGTATATATACGTTTTACCGGTAGTGCTGTCAAACCACAAGTCATTTGCCGTGGGATTTGCAGGAGCACTACCGGTAGATGTTAAAAACTTATATGTTGTAAAAGAGGATGTTAACGCAAATGAACTGGACCCTAGAATAGAACCAGTAAACGATGTCGCTGTAACGGACCCAGAAACTCTAGTACTACCAGAAACAATCAGCCCTTTTCTGGCTATAAATTCATTTGCCATATATCCCCTTTTTCATTATCCAAAGGTTAAATTATATAAATTGTAAGTAACTAACTTTAATATATTATTTTTATAATGCACGTACCATTGATTTGACAACCCAATTATCAGAACCAACAGTTGCCTTAAGTCGTGCTACATCACCAAGGATGTCAACCGACAAGGTTACACCAGATGTGTTTCCAATATCATTTGTTGATACATCTGTGTGTTCGATATTTGATGTTCCTGGTTGCCATACTGAACTTACTGTTCCTGCGCGATAATTACTTGCACTACTGATGTAATAATCAAAGAACGCTGCACTGTAACTTCCTGTTGGTACAATTGCAACAATTTCCGTACCTGTGTCTACATCTGGATTAGTACTACCACTGTACAATACCCCTGCAATTACTGAACCACTACTTAGTGTTATTACATCGGTAGTTGTTGCACCTTGTGTAGTAATTTGTGCGAGTGTAATGTTACGAGTACCACCGAGTGTTACCGTAGTACCGTTGATGGTAATATTATTAGATGTTACTTCACCAGCTGTTACTGTGAAGTTTGTACTGTTGAACGATGCAACACCCTTAGTGGTTGTGGTCGCATTACTACCACTGATTGTTAGGGTTTGACCGTTCGCAGTTGCTACTATACCATTTGAACCAGTAATTTGTAGAACTTGAGTTTGTAGTGATACAGACCCACCACCACCAGATGAACCAGAAATACTAAGTGTTGTTGCAACACCAGTAAGTTGCGAACCATCACCCTTGAACGAACCAGTGATTCCTGCCGATGCAGTTACACCACCAGTAACATATAGTCCTGCTTCAATATGTGTAACTCTACTTGGGAAGTCAACACGAATTGAACTAGATTCTACTCTACTATCAATGTGGTCCGCACCAGATGCTACTGGAATACGTCCTGTGGTTAATCCTACTTCATTACCAAGTGTTCCAGTATTTGCTGGACCTGCGATGAACATACCACTGTTATATGATGAACCACTGAGGTTTTCATAAATAAACTTGTGGTTTTGACTGTCCCAATAGATAGATGCCGTAGTAGGTGATGCGGAACCAGAGTCATAGACTGACAATCCACCAAAACGTACTAAATCATTTGTTTGAACAACTATCTTATTATCTGCAACAAATAGTTGTGATGATGTGACATATTGAATTGATGTAGATACCGCGGTTAATAATCCAAGTACCGTCAAACTTCCTGAGATATTTACGTCCTTTGCGATACCTACACCACCAGATACAATCAATGCACCGTTATTAAATGCGGTACTATTAGTTGTACTGTTAATAATTTGTGCACCAGTGAACGAATTTGAACCAGTCGTTGCGATAGTTGCGATACCAGTTGTATTACGTACATCAACTTGTGCGGAACTACTAATTACACCTTCTGTATTTAATTCTTTCTTAACCCCATCAAGAAAATGTACAGATGATGTGTCTAAGGTAACAGTTGTAGTTCCACCGAGTGAAACTGCACCACCACCACTTAAACCACTTCCTGCAGTAACGGTTACTGCACTATTAACAAGTGAACCTGAGATGATACCAGTTAAGTTATTGTATCTTAAGTTAATTCCACTTGCACCCGTAGTATCTGCTGAAGAGATGGTTGCACGTGCACCTGTTACAAAGTGTGCCGATGATGTATTGAGTGCGATATCGTCGGCATTTACAGTGATACCGTTACCAGCACCAACGTTGATTGTAACTGCACCCCCACCAAGTGTAGCAGTACCACCACCAGTTAAACCTGACCCTGCAGTATATGATACAGAGTTGTTGGTAATATTGGCACCGTTTATTTGTGTAGATGAGGATACAATTCCTACAGGAATATTTGATAGACCAGTATATGAAACTTGACCAGAAGATGATACGGTTCCTGTTGGTAGTGCAGAAACTACCTGTGCACTACTAGATAGAACACCATTTGTAGAAAGTAATGAACCAGTAAATCCACCACCAGTTACTTTCAATGAACCAGTGACTTCTGCACCGTTATCACCTACTAAGAACTTTTGTGTCCAAGTAGTACCATTATATGACGCAATGTGGAAATTAGCATCTGCATTATTTCTATTATCGTATATAAATTCCGCGGTACCACGTTGGGCTGTCGATGCGTGGTTGTTACCCCACATTTGATAGTAAGCACCGAGGATATTCGTTCCATCGTAGAATCCAAAGAGTGTACTATTTGTAGTACTTGGTATACGAATTTGTCCGTCTGACCCAAGTGAAATATTTCCACTTACAATTTGGCTACTCTTAAATGTATTTGAACCCGTTGTTGCAATAGTTGCAATTCCAGTAGTCAACCGTACATCGGTTTGTACGGAACTACTAAATATACCATCTAGATTTAATTTACTCTTGACACCGTTGGTAAAATGTGTAGACGATGTATCTAACGTAATAGTTCCTGCAGATGCTAAAAGACCAGTACCAGTAAGAGGAACTGATAGTTGGCTTACATTAATCCGTCCTTCTGTACCTGCATCAGAGATGATTAACTTGTCTGTACCTGCTACGGTAATACCAGTAAGGTCCGAACCAAAATTATCAATGTCAAGACCTGTCGCCGTGATACCCGTAAGTTGTGACCCATCACCATAATACGAACCACTAAACTTACTAGCACTAACTTCATATCCTATTGCATTAGTGTTACCTTGTATTAATACAGAACCAGTAATTCTAGCGCCGTTCGCTAAAACTATCAGGCCTTTGCGGGCAATGAACTCATTCGCCATATTTAATCTCCAACGGGGTTGTCATTATATAAATATAAAGTAATTTCTCTTACGTCAAATTTGGAAACAATTTAAATAGACTTTGCACCGTCCAAGCTCCACTACCCGTTCCTCCACTATTAACTCGAAGACGATAGTATCCACTTGATGGTAAAAATACGAACGAAATATCTGAGGTGTCTCCTACGTCCGCCGTGGATATATCTGTAAAAATAATATTTGAATTATCCGTCCATGTTGCTAGTATCATTCCCATTCTACTTGCACCAGGACGTTGTGCCATATATTCTATTGTCGCACCGGAATACGTGGTCGTAGAAATAGCAGGTTCTATATATTCAGATACCCCGAATATTCCAGTATTTATTGACCCAGTGAATACAATACTTACCGTACCTGCATTTAATAAAAACGCATTTGATTCTGCGGTGGATGAAGATACGTTACCGAGTACTGTTAAATTCTCTGTGATTTCCAGCGAACCTGTTATTTCCCCTGACCCACTATACGGAAACCCACCACCCCCTGCATTTAATGCGTATGAAGCAGTTGTTGCAAACGATGATGATATCGCAGTAACTGCCGTATCTGCCACAGATATATATGACCCTGAGCGATATACGGACGACCGTGGGTTTTGTATAACAACATTATAATTTGGGTCAGTACGAACAAGTACTTTGATGTCAGGAATATCTAGTTCTATAGCCATCAATTATCTCGTAGCAGCGGGACGTATTACCATATATCCTTCTAATATTCGACGAGTGACCGAACCACTACTCATTCGAACATCATATACATATTTACGTTGCGTTAATGCTTCTGTATCTGTTGGAGATAGTGAAAGAAATATACTACCAGAATCATATGGTATTACTTTTTCAAATGAGAACGTTGCTGCTATATCATCTGTTGTATAATTTTCTCTGATTTGTCCCGAGAAGGATTGATTAGTAATATCAAGTGGTGTACCGTTTTCATCATTTATAACGGTCATTAATATTTTAAATGTTTCCCCTTGACCAATATTAAATTCAGTAATTTCTGCCATAATTTCTCTCAAAAAATACGTCTTACTATAAGTATCACAAACTATTGGTATATAACAAAAAACCCCACGTTTAACCGTGAGGTTTTTGTATATTTTTCTACAATATTAGTAGTTGAGGATACAGTAGTCTGGTTGGATTTTTAATGAAATTGAAGCGGGGTCATCCTTTGACCAATCCATTTCACCAAATTCAACCGAGGTGATTTGTGCACCCTTTAAAATCCATTCTTCAACCTTATCACCTACTGGACCAAGCACATTGATGATAATATCCTTCTTATAGAATTCTGCATATCCATCACGACCTGTGACTGATTCGTGGTGTAAACGAACCCATTCCATTACTGCTTGTGCGCCTGAAGGAACGATTGGGTCAAATAATTCAAGATTCATTTCTCCCCAAACAGTCTTTCCCTTGATGTAACGTTGAAGATTGATGTGGTCGAGCTTCTTCACTTCTTGCGTTAACTTAGGACGTTCAATCTTCTTGATAAGATATGATGGTACACCGTCCAATGTCATAATATATCGATTCGCAGTCTTTGGTTCAAATGCGGTGAAGAATAGTTCTTGTTCGTTTACCAAATTTGCCATATGGCTCTCCAAATATAGATTGGTACTTTAAATAAATAGTGGTGATTTAAAAAACTGATTAGATTGTATCGAAGGTTGCACCAGTTGGGAGAATGTTGAAATCCAACTTGATGAATTCTGCGGTACGTGTTGGTTGTAGGTAAATCGAACCGACCAAGATATTACGGTCAATGAGGTCAGGTGTGTTGTTACTTTCATCCATGACTACCTTGAAGGTAGTTAATCCAGAACGTTGTTGAATACCAGAAAGATATGGATTGACAATATTCAAGAAACGGTTTCTGGTTGCTTCAGTGTTTTGTTCAAAGACCAAGAATCGTGCTGAACTTGCAATGTACTTCTTAACTGTGATAAGAAGACGACGAACGTTTACACGGTCAAGAGCTGATGCGCGACGTTGTAAGGTCTTTTGTCCCCAGACACAGATACCTTGTCCTGGGAATTGTGCGATTGGGTTGACCTTATTTTCATAAAGAACGTCACGTTGTGTTTGAGTTAAACGTGTCTTAACTCCTACTGCGCCTGGGATTCCACCACGATTTAATCCTGCTGGTGCGAACCATTCTGCTCCAACATTATCACTGTACTTGTATACTTCTGGAAGAACTACTGATGGTGGTGCCCAAATGAAAGTTCCAGTTAAATCATCAAGAACACGAACCCATGGATAGTATCCTGCTGCGTAGTTTGTATCAAGAAGTTCTGCTTGTGTGGTTACAGAATCAATTGTTGCGGTTAATTCATCAAGGTCAATGATGTAGAATGCATCACCACGTGCTTCACAAAGGTCAATTGCAGATTGTGCAATATAACTGTGTAACTTGTAAATAACACCCGGGATAACCAAGAGATTAAAGTCTACACTATCTGGATTACTGAGTGCAGTTAATGCTCTCTTGTATTCTACTGAACCTGATGTGGATGCGTTTTGAAGATTGAATCCTTGTGTATTAGTTGCGGTGATATCCCCACCCAATGCACTAAATCTATTTGGTTTGAATCCATCAAATCCACCTTGGAATGGAACAGTGAATCTACGATAATTGATGTGGTCACGATTTGTCAAACTAATTGGTGAACCAGCAACTTCGTTAGATGGTAAGTTTTCGATATTAAATTCACTACCAACTGTATTTGTACCTACGATTGGTGCAAGGTATGCTTCTGCAGTAGTACTATTGAAATTGTATCCATAATAGTTTGTATTTGGTCCAATTGGATTAGTTGGGTCGTATCCATCGGTAGTTCCATTTGACCAACGACTGTTGACGTATGAACCAGATGCAACTTCTGCTGCACTTGAACTAAATACTGAGTTTAATGCGGCAAATCCATATGGGACTGCGTTTTCTGGGATGA